CAGACGTGGTGCATACTTAGCCAACACTGCAGCAAACTCCATCACACGATCTTCATTGTTAAACTCACTACCCCACGAAGGCATATTGATGGTAGACGAGATAGACATATCAACATAGTCTTGAACATCAGCTTGGAACTTCAGTCTACGCTCAAAGTCATTCACCATAGAAGACGATGTCTGTATCTTGTCAGGGTCTAAGCCGTGTGTCTTGATCAGGTCTTCAGCTGTAGCGTCTACAACGTACTCATACTTCCACTTGTCACCACCAACTAAGTAGCGGCGCTTGTAGGCTACAGCGTACAGTGGCTCAATACCTGTTGTAGTACCCGCTAGGATGCCTATAGTGCCTGTAGGAGCGATTGCACGGTAGGCTACAGGGCGTGATATACCCTGCAGGTCGCAAAGGGCGTTAGCGGCCTTCTCAGACTCCTCACGATACACCTCTAGCCACCTGTGCAGCTCTTCAGTGACTTCGTAGTCGCTGCCACGCTTTAGCAGGAACTCGTGCATACCCATCAAGCCCAAGCCAAGACGCCTGTTCTTGTTTCGTACTGCATACACTTTCTTGGTTGGTAGCTCAGCTGTGAGTGTCCCTGCGACGAGGAACATAGAAGCTGCTCTAACGATGGTTCGGAACTCTTCAATGTTGTCGATAGCACCAATATTGATAGAGCCAAGATTACACACATCACTATCATCTTCAGAAGTAACTTCTGTGCAGGCGTTTCTGAGTGTCTCATTCTCTTTGTCTCCGAAGTTAAAGCTGAATCCGGGTTCGCCAGTCATCAGAGCTTGTCTGCAGTTCTGTACAAACGTTTCAGGTAAGAAGCCATTCTTGATAGCGTCTAAGAACTTGTCATCGTAGTTAAGGCTAATGTTAGTCATGTCCAACGGTGCAGGGAAGTTAAAGTTGTTCTGCTTAGCATCGAACACTGTAACGCCGTCAGCGATAGGCAGCGCGTGCCAGTCCTTAGCTGACAAGAACTTCTCAGCGTCGCCGTGTCGCCAGTTTAGAGACGCATAGATAGCACTACGTCTACTGCCGCCCTGCATCACGTTTCTGCCTATTTCGTTTATAGAGTTCATTAGTGGTAGTGGGCCTGACGCTTCGCCACCTGTTCTGCCCAGTGGTGACCCGCTTGGACGGAACACACTGTAGTCTATGCCGATTCCACCGCCGCTCATGAGGCAGTCGCTTGCTCGTTGTGTTAGCTTTCCCCATTCCTCTCGCGTGTCCTCTTCACCTTTGAGTAGGTAGCAGTTGTTATAGAACTTCGCCTGTCGTCCTGCGTAGTAGATATAACGTCCACCTGCCATGAACTTAAACTCCTTCATAGCCTTATTTAGGACATCCATTTCCTCCTTCTCAAGAATACCTGTGCAGACGTCGTTGACAATGTCGTCTACTTTCTCGCCCCACGTCTGTGTAGGCGATAGTGCGTACTTGTTACGGAAGATTGATTCGCCAAAACTGTTTCTAAATTCGCTCATGCTACTTTCCTATCAGAATCTTTAATGAATACACCTGCGCCGTTTAGGTAACCCTTACGGTCTTTGATGTCTAGGTATGCTACTTCTAAGCACTCTTCTAATGTTAGCTCGTACATCACGGCTAGGTTGTTCAACACCACTAAACAGTCGCCTATGTCGTCAGCAAAGTCACGCTGCTTTGCTACGTTGTCGGCTAGCTCGCCCACCTCGCTGACTAGCTTTAGTGTCTGTGTTTGAATAGTGCCGTTGACAAAGATGCCTCTGTCGCTGCTCCACTTAGTACACAGTTCTATTAACTCATCCATTCTAGACATTGCACTGCTCCTGTATTAGTCTGTCCAAGTACCAACGTGCTTTGCGTAGGTCTTCTATGCCGTTCTTCTCTTGCCACCTATGCGTGTATTTAATGACGTTGCCGTTGAGATAGCCTAAGAAGGCTTCTGTAGGTATGCGCTCTTTGATGTACTCTATACACTCTATTCCGCTGCCTTTGTAGTGGCTAGGGTTTATAGCGTCGTAAGTAGACAGCCTAGAAGCAACACGTTGTTCGTCCTTTATTGCTTCGTTAACACGTCTAACCTGCGCTCTGCGTTTCTTACTTAAAGCATCCCACTCCTCAGCAGGTGAATTGTCAAGAAAGCTCATCTGTATCTCCTCCCAGACCTTCTATGATCTGCTCTAGTTTATCTTCTATTTTCTCCTCAAAGCGTTCTACAAGCTCTGTAGAGTTTATCTCTAGTATCTCTAGCACCAAGACTTCGTCGAGCATACTAAGCTGATACTTAACCTCAGTGAATGTCATGCTCATTCTGCAGCACCTCCGTACTTCTTACGCAGATAAGACATACTAATCGGCAGTTCGTCAAAGCTACCTTCGTTGACTTCGTTAAACACCCAGATGCCACGCCATGACTGGTTAGTCTGTGGCGATAGATAGTCTTGGTCTTCTTGGTAGAATATGCCTGCGAACAAGCCAGTCACTGACACACCGTCGGCTCTACGAGCGTATGCGATGTCTCTGTCCTGTACGTGTCCCATCACACAGCTTACCATCTTCTTAGTCAACATCAGCTTAGCAGACGACACAGGGCGTCCCATGACACCAGAGGTGAAGTAGTGGCTGTAGGCAATGCCGTTAATCATCTTAACTTCTAAGAATGGCACTACTTCCCAACCCATCTTCTTCAGTCCTAAGTCTTCAAAGGACATCAGACCTTCTAGCTCTGGCGAGTCGTTAACAGCACGTGTTATACGATTCTCGTGGTTGCCCAGTAGGAACACTAGCTTAGGCTTCCACAGCTTGTGCTTGTTAGCCCTCTGACGTGCCTGCTCTTCCCTGATAGGCGCTAAGAAAGCCTCCATAGCCTTCTTACCACTTTCGACATCAGCTTGGTAGCGTCTGCCTTCAAAGGACTTCTTACCTTTGTCGTAGCTCGATAGGCTAGGGAAGTCCCAGTGGTCACCTAAGTGGATGATAACATCAGGCTTCAGCGACACAGCGTACTTCCCTGCCCACGTTAGATGCTCAATGTTAGAGTCTGGTTTGACCTGTGTGTCAGGTATAACGAAGTGTCTCATGCTTTCTTCCTCGCTTTGCGTTCTGCGTTAGTCTTGCTTTGGTGACACTCTAAGCACAACACCTGCATTCCGTCAGCCTCACAGAAGAGACGCTTAACGAACCCTGCTAGGTCTTTGTAGTTGCTTAGCTTGCCTGCAGGCTCTATATGGTCTACCTGTATTTCTTTGTTGGTAAACCATTCAGAACACTCAGCACACTGATACTCGTACTTGTGTCTACAGCCCGTCACTGTTCGCTCTGCATCCTTCTTAACTTGGAACTTCACAGGGTAACGTGAGTAGGCTTGACGCAGCGCTGAGCGGATAAACTGCCAGTAGCGTGCTTCAGTCCAAGTGTTGCCTGCTCTAGTGCGTGGAACGAGTTGCTTGCCCATAGAACCTGCCCTCCTCAGACCTTTCGCGTGGAGGCATCCACATCTGACCTGCTCGACGACGTAGCCATAATAGCCTAGCGTTCTCTAACGCCCTGTCGTAGCCTAGTTGGTCTTCACAGATGTCCCACATATCAGTTTCTTTGCGGCAGTTGCCTATCAAGTCCTCTGCACCGCCTGCGCCAATACCGTCAACACCGATGATGTTGTCAATAGTGTCGCCTGTCAGTATCTGCTTATAGAAACTCTTCATGCCTTGGTCAGTGCTAACAAAGTATTCGTGACGCTTGATGAAGTTGTAATGCAGTCCTTCAACTTGGTCAAAGTCTTTGTCAATGCTAACCATGATAGGATGATCGTTTAGATAAGCAGTAGAAGCAGCTGTAGCTATCGCGTCGTCAGCCTCTTCGCCTTCAACAACTACAGCGTCCCACACGTCTACAGCGTGGTCACGCAAGACAGAAAGCAATAGTGGCCTGTCTTTTTTCTTCCTGTTGCCTTTGTAAGGCGCTGTCACAGCAACTTCGTTGCGGAAGTTACCTTTACCAGTCAGGTAGAAAACGTAGTTGTGGTCTGGATAGACAACTAAGGTGTCAGCGATTAGCGAGTCTAAGGCGCGTCTAGCCTGTGATAGTGCAGTGCTAAAGTGTTCTTGCGCGTCAGTCTCGCACGCGCAAGCCACTCGATAGCAGTATATGTCGCCATCAATCAGAAGCATTATAGAGCCGCTTCTAGATCAAAGTCGACGCCGCCGCCTTCTTCTACGTACTCATTCAAGTCTGTAATGACTAGCTTGAGACAGCTTGGCGAACGTCCCTGCTGACCTGCAGGAGATTTCCAGTCGTAGTGACCAATTACTGCTGTAGCTTCTGAGCCGTTGCCGACTAAGCAGCCAATCTCGTCACCACTGGTGTTGTAGGCACGAATAGGGTTGTTAGACTTCACTGTAATAAAGTCGCCCTTCTCGTCACCCTTGTTACGTGGCTTCATTCCTCGCTCTTCTAAGGCAGCAACAGCGCCGCTAGAGAGATTGCCCATATCGAACTGATACTTATTCGACATAGCATTCTTAGTGCTAAGGTTAGCCCAGTAGAGAGTTGCTTTGATTGGTAATGGTTTAGCGTTTGTGTTTGACATAGTGTCACTCCTTATAAAGTCTATATAGTCTAGCATACGTGGTTATAAAAATCAATAGGTTTATAAATTACCAGTCCTTTTTGTTGCTCGTCTGCTTCTTCGACGTATTGCGACAAAAATCTGTCAAAGAAATCAGCAATGCCTTTAGAGTGGTAGTGCTTTTTGGGATAGCCGTTTCTTCGCTGACACCACCGTCCTGTAGTCCAGTAGTAGTCAAAGCGCCGACAACCCACATAGATGCTTAAAAGAGTAGCTTTTTTATGCACTTCAACAGCTACGTTTTTGTCTTTTAAGAAGTCTAGTACGTCGTCTAGGCTTTCGTTAGTGTCTCTTCGGAAAATGTCTTCTCCTTTAGAGTTTGTGCGTACGTACTTCCATTCGCTAGTGTGTTTCACTCCAGTTATCTCCTATTTGAAATTCACCGTCCATAGGGCAGCGTAGTCCAAAGTCATCACCCGCCTTGCGTATCGCATTACGAAAGTGTAGTCCTACAGCCTTGGCGTAAGCCTCTGGTGTCTCTACTTGAAGCTCGTCATGCACGTTAGCAACAATCTTAAATGGTATTCCTACTTCTCTAAGACTGTCAACACCGTTCAATAACGCCTTCTTCATCAGTGCAGCGCCACCGCCCTGTAACAGGAAGTTTAACGCACTGTATGCCTTGCGTATGCGAATACGGCGTCCGTCCAGACTTGGAAGGCTACCGTTCTTGTCAGCTAAGTTCTCTACCGTCGTCTTCAACACCTTCAGTGAAGGTATGTTGTCGAGAAAGTCTTTCTTTAGCTTCTTACCGTGGGCAGCACCTTTGCCTGCAATGCTGCCTATCTTCTCATCACCCGCGCCGTACAAGAACGCATAAATAAACGTCTTTGCTTGGTCACGTGTTTCGAGTCCTGCTGCAGCTTGGTTGGCGCTGTGTATGTCACCTTCCAAGATTGTCTGCACATAGTCTTCGTCCTTCATGTAATGCGCTAGCATACGTAGCTCTAAGCCTGAGGCGTCTATGCCGACTAGCTTGTTGCCTTCGTCCACTGTCCAACACGCACGACATTCACCGCCTAACGTAGCCTTCAGCTTCTGCACAGGCGTCATGCTGTCTAGCACTTTGCGTGTTGCAGGCACTTGAGCCATGTTAGGCGATATATGCGTCATCCTGCCTGTCGCTGCACCGCTGCTAAAGACACGACCATGCACTCTGCCGTCTGCCTCTACAGCCTCTAGCCACGAACTAACCTGACTAGCCCTTTTCTGTACCAGTAAGTATTCAGCAACAAGCTGTGCTGACGGGTTATCTATAGCCTCTAGCACGTTCTCGTCTATCTTGTAGCTACCGCCTTCGGTCTTGTCTGTAAAGCGTATGCCAATGCTCTGTAGACGCTTGGCTATCTGCAGCCTGCTGCCAACGTTAAAGACTTCTACGTTGTCCTTGAGACGCTTTCCTGTCTTCTCTGAGTAACGCTCTGTAACGATAGGAGGAAACTCAGTCTG